GGTAGTATTGGATGCTTTGGAAGAGCATTTAAAAAGTGCTTGGACTATTGCTGAGGAAAAGGATTTAAAGAAACAAGTTTCAAAATTCCTTACGAAGAAGAAAGCACCTGAGACAAAGGAACGTGCTTTGAAGCTCAAAGAGATTATTATAAATAAGCTTAAGGAAGACTGATGAATACTCCAGCTATTTGTGGGTGGGTTGCAACATTGTTATTTGCTCTGTCATACATCCCACAAATATGGTATACTTACCAAACGAAAAAGGTAGGAGATATTAGTGTGAGTTTATGGTGGATATTGCTGGTAGCGTATTCATGTGGGATTTGGTATGGTGTCGATCTAAAGCAATGGCAACTTATAAGTGGATACCTTTGGGGTTTCTCTTGCAGTTCTACCTATCTTGTGTTATACTATAAATACCGAGGTAACAAATAATGTTCCGGTTATCAGAGAGCCTTGCCAAAGAAATAATGGGTAAAATTAAACCAGCTGAAATAAACTCTTCTGGTAATACTGCATTTTTGCCTAAGAGTCTTAATTCGATTGGCGTAATAGACGGCATGGTTGCAGTAGGAACAGATTACTATTATTCAATTGAGTGCCCAGGGAATGTAATTTATCCAGATCTTCCCGTAGTTGAAACAAGTAGTGTGAAGGGATATTTTCTTTATAAGAGAGAAGAGCTTCAAAAATTGGATGAAGCCTGGAATGCACAACGGGTATTTGTTGACCCAGTATGCACGAGTGCTGATGAACAGATCGATGTACGGGAGGCGGCTATCCAAATAGCATCTGATATTGATAAATTGACTGCACCTACTATTAATACGATGGAACAACTCATATCAAAAGTTCCACTTATAATTGACTGCCTTAACTTGGATCAGAAATGATAGAGCTTAAAATTTGGCCTGAACCGTTTGAAGCAGTCATATCTGATAAGAAGAGATACGAAGTGAGATCGGTTACAGATAGGGTATTTCATCTTGATGATGAAGTGCTATTAAAGGAATATGAGCCTACTTTAGGAGTGTATACAGGTAGAAATTTTCTATGCAAGATTACTTATATTACACAAGCGGGAACGTGGGGATTGCCTAATGATGTATGCATTTTTGGATTTGAGGAGATAAAGTGATTTGTAGATGTGGTCATAGTAAAACAGATCATAATTTCTTTGTTTCTGCAAATTTGAGTAATTTTTGTAATGTTTGTTATAAATTGGTTATTGGAAAGCCTATTGGAACAAATTGTTATAATTATATACCAGACAATCTTAGATATTTAGAGGAGCTTAGCAATGGAAGAGAATAACAGTTTCAAGAGTAAAGCCCTTTCACACATACCCGCTGATTTGGTTCAGAGTATGCTACAGAGTACTAAGGTTGACACGGAGGGCCTTGGGGGGATACTTGAGGCTATTGCTAAAAGTACTCCTACTGCTAGTCCTTTACCCGTTTCTCCAGCAGCTGCACCTCACCAAGAGCCATTTATTAATTTAGCCGTAGATGGGTATGTTATTAAGGTCCCAAGTGACGCTTTTAAAGCTAGTGTTACAATGCTCTCTTATATCTTTGCTGTGATGGCTAAGAAAGATAAAAAGATAGCTAAAATCCTAGATCAGTTTAAATTTTCTATGAGCGATTCAAATGGTGAAGTGATATATGCCCCCAAGAGGAAAAAGAAGTGATTTATACCGTTTCAGACTTTTGTAGAACTTGTAATCATTCTGTTCATACTCATATTGGACCTTTTGGTAGAGATGGTGAAGCCCTTGGTCATTTTAAAGTAAGCTTTTGGGGTAGCTGTAATTGGCGTTTAAGTTTTTGGCATAATGAATGTGGTTGTACTAAATTTATGCCTAAAGACAATTTGAAATATTTGGAGATGCTAAGTGAACCTGTGTAATCAAGATTGTAAAAATTGTCCTTTGGCAGAGCTGAGAAATTGCCCTCCGTTATCAGGACAAGGAAACTTATCTAGTAAGGTCATCTTTATTTTTGATGCTCCCTCTGCTGAAGATGATGCAACTGGTAAACCATTTTCAGGTCCTGCAGCTAGGAAATTAGATTCAGTGCTTGCTCAATTTGGAATTCATCGATCTCAGGTATACTATACATATGCAACACGCTGCAGAGCGAATTTAAGGACAGCCGAAGGGGTGCGTCCAGCTCATTTCGAGGAAATTCAGTCTTGCTCACCATATCTTGAACAGGAGATTAACGAGATTCATCCCAATATCATAGTTCCTATGGGTGCTGAAGCTATCAGTAGTGTATTAAATATAAAGAAAGTGAAAGTGGGGGAAGTGAGGGGTATAGAACAATATTCAGAACGATTTAAATGTAAAGTTTTACCTACTTTGAGTATTGGATCTGTATTGAGAAATCCTTCCCAAGAAGAAGTTATTGCTCAAGATATTAGGAGAGCTATTGAGTCTTCTAAAGTTCCAGAAATGACTCAAGCTAATAAAGGCAATTATATTGTAATTGATACCTTAGAGAAATTAGAAAGTTTCTTTGAGCGCATTATGGAGCAAGAAGAAGTAGCAGTAGACTTAGAAACGACGGGATTTGATTGGCAGAAGGATAAAATCATCTGCTCGTCTTTCTCTTGGAAGGTTGGTACGGGTGTACTTCTCCCAGTGACTAAATGGGTTGGTATTCCTCATGAGAAAATCGTTTTGAAAGATAAGAAGGTTAGACGTAAGGGTAAAGAGGAAATTAAACAAGTTGAAGTGGTAGAGAAATGGATGGAAGACACTTATGCTCCTTGGTGGGGAGAACATCAACAGTACGTGATGATGAAGTTTCGCCAGATCATGGAAAGCGATATTAAATTTATTGCTCAAAATGGCAAGTTCGATTGGAAGTTCTTATTGCAAATGGGATGGAAAGTTAAACCATTAGCTTATGATACATTGCTCATGCATTACCTCCTTAGAGAAACAGATAAAGGTGGTCATAACTTAGAGGATATGTCTCTTCAGTATTTAGGTAGAGGGCAGCATAAGAAAGAATTGGATGATTGGTTTAAAGCTAACAAGATGGGAGATGACGAGAAACGAAATTATGCAAGGGTGCCAGAAACACTTCTTTACTCTTATGGAGCCTGTGATGCCGATGTGACATTGGAGCTTAAGCAAGTATTTCTCCCCAGGATTGAGCAAGAAGGTATGGCTGATCTTCTATCAAAGCTTGTAATGCCACTTGATCATACGCTTACTCATATGGAATTTGAAGGATTCCAAATAGATAGAAAGGCATTGAACAAAGCCAAAGAGCATTATCAGACTCTACTTACTGAGGAAGAGAAGGGAATTAAAGAAGAGATTGCTAAAGTTACCTCAGAAGAGATAAATTTGGATTCTCCTAAGCAATTGTCTAAGTTGCTATTTGAAACTTTAAAATTGCCCATTATCAAGATGACTAAGAGTGTCACTAAGCCAGTACCCTCTACGGATGAGGATGTACTTAATCAGTTAGCAGATAAGCATCCCATTTGTCAGAAAATTGTAGAGTATCGTGGTCTTGCCAAGATGCTTAATACTTATGTTATTGGTATTGAGGAGAGGCTTGATGATAATGCTATTTTGCATACGAAGTATCATCAACCAGGGACTACCACTGGTAGGCTCTCTAGTACCGACCCAAATTTTCAGAACTTCCCTCGCAGTGAGAAACTTATTAAGAACATGTTCATAGTCAAAAAAGGAAATGTGCTGATTGAGGCAGATGAGGGGCAGAATGAGTTCAGATGGTGGGGAATTCTATCGGGTGATCCTCAACTTGTTCGAGACTTAAATGATGGGGTAGATATTCATAGATTCATTGCAGCCTTGGCTAATAAAATTCCTCAAGAGCAAGTTGATGATACTCAGCGTAAGAAGGCTAAGAGTATTGTGTTCGGGCTCATGTTCGGAGAGGGCGTAGATGATCTTTCTAAGAAGCATGGCGTTACGGTTGAATATGCCCAGACAATTAAGGACACATTCTTCTCCCGTTATCCCACAGCTAAACAATGGCGATATGAAATTGTAAAATTTGCTCGGAAGAATTTGTTTGTGCAAAGTAGGTTTGGTCGTCGTCGTCATCTGTTGGCTATTAATAATCCTGATAATAAGATTGCTTACAAAGATGAGCAAGCAGCTTGTAATGCACCTATCCAAGGTAGTGCATCTGACTATGTTTCCAATGCAGCGAATAGAGTATTTCTTCGATTGCAAGAAGAAGGATTGCATGGTAAGTTGAGAAATCTTGTTCATGATGCAATCTATGTTGAAGTCCCAAAGGCAGAGATACGGCAAACTCTACAGATCATGCATGAGGAGATGACTCGTCGAATTCTAGGTATTCAAGTTCCTCTTACAGTCGATGCTAAGATCGGAGTACGCTGGGGGCGTATGCACAAGATTGAAGTAGTTAACAATACTCAAAAACAGGTTGCAAATTAGAGAGAATTGTATTATACTTTAGAAGGGATATATTAATGGAAATTGATAAATACCAAGAATGGTCAGATCGAACAGCAATTTATCCAAAAGAAGAAGAGCTAAGTTACATTGCTTTGGGATTAGCTGGAGAAGCAGGTGAAGTGGCTAACATTGTTAAGAAGGTAATTCGAGATGATGGAAAAGTACTTAGTGAAGAGAAACGTGAGAAACTAATTGCAGAACTTGGAGACTGCTTTTGGTATTTGGCAAGATTTGCTCAAGCATTAAAAGTTCCTATCACTACAATTTTACAGATGAATCATGATAAGCTTGAAGATAGACTTGCCCGAAATGTAATTAAGGGATCA